TCATTCGTCTTTTCCCCCTGAGGCCCGCACCTTTTGGTCAGGTGAGGGAATAGACGTTTCCGTTTCAGTCCTCGAAAGCTTCGCAGCGGCACCGGCAGCCAAGCGCTTCCGGTTCGATTCCTTGGTGTAGATTTTCGACGTCTGGCCATCCTCCCAACCGAACAGCGCGTCGAGTTCAGAATCGGTGCCGCCGCGATCGGCGACGTTGGTGGCTGCAGCCTTGCGCAGGCCGTGGGCCGACTTCTTGATGCCGGCGGCGCGGCATGCTTCCGCAAACAGGTTGCCCAGCACTTCCTTCCTCAGCGGCGCGCCGTTGTTGGCGTTGCCGATGAAGGCGAGGTCGCCCGTCGGGCCCGCGTCAAGCGTGGCCTGCAGTTCTGGCAGAATCGGGATGTGCACCCAGGTGCCGGTCTTCTCGGTTTCAAGCGTGATGACGCCCTTGCGGACGTGCTGCTTGCCGACGCGCGCGGCGTCTCCCCGTCGCAGGCCAGTGTAGAGGAAAATGTCGAACATCACCCGCGGCCGGGTGCCGCGCGGCCAGCGGCGCTCGAAGGCCGCGATGTCCTCGTCGGTCCAGACCGGGAAGCCGCCTTTGCGCTGGTTCTTCGACCGCTTGAACTTTATGCCGATCGTCGGATCCTGCCGTGCCAGCTTGGCGTCGATCGCCCATGCGAACATATTGCGGATGGTGGTGACGAAGTGCTTGGCCTGCGACGGCGTTGCCGATCGTCGTTCCTTGCCGGCCTTGATCGAGGCCGCGTTGATCTTCGACAGCGGGTGCGCGCCGGCAGCCTTCAAGACATGGCGCATGATGTTTTCGCGCTGCCGCCGCGTGGCCATCGACAGGTCACGCCAATCGTCGGACTGCCGATATAGGTTCCACAGCCACTCGAGCGTGCCCTTGGCGGCCTTGCCGGGCTCTGGCGCCGTCTCGCCATTCAACGCCGCCTGATAGGCGGCTTCGAAATCGGGGGTACCGTAGGTGGCTTTGATCCGGATGCGCGGGCCCTTGCCCATGCGGACGTACCAGACCGTCTTTCCATGACGGCTGACTTCATGGTGCAGGTGCGGCGGGCGCGGTCTGGGCATGTCGGGCATCAAAGAACCACGATTTCATCTTCTTCAAGTTGAATTGATGGTGCGCGCTCAGATTGTCCCCGGTGATCGGGGGCCTGAAGGTGGACAAAAATGCTGCCGTCGAGCCGCAGCTCGACGCCCTTGGCGCCGGCCTGAATCGCCGCTCGCGTCGCACGGGCAATATCGGCCTGGTTGAAGCGGGCGGCGGTGCGGCTCATGGTCGGTCTCCGATCATGCTGCCCTCGCTGACACGTTGCGGAAGTGCGGGCCGACGCGATCCTTGATGATACGGAGGTGGCCGCGCAGCACGAGGTAATGAACAGTCCGGGTGTCGAAGAACGGGCCGGTTTTTGCGCGGGCGTAGCCGCGGGGGTACGGCGCCAGCGGCTCGATGGTCGCCTCGATAATGCATTGACGCTGCGCGGGCGAAAGCGGTCGCACCCTCATGACAGCACCATCGCCCAGACAGAGATCATGCCGCAGAACGCCAGCAATGAGAGCAGCGCAGCAACTTCCTCTGCCATCAGCTTGATCATGCTACGTACTCCGCGCTCATCGCGCCGCGGACGGCGTCGATCTGGGCGTCGAACAGCGCGGCAGTCGGCGCGCTGTTGCTGTTGGCGGCAAGCAAAATCGCGTTGTCGATGACGCGCTCGCGGACAGCGGCCGGCAGGTGCCGTGTCGCGTAGCAGGCTGCCTGATAGGCGCCGAGCATCTGATCGGCCTGCTGTTGTGAGGTCATGCGGATGCGCCGGCCAGACGCTGAGCGCGGGTGCGAGCCTTGCCAGCCAGCGCGTCGAGTTGGCCCGACGTCCAGCCAAGCGTCTCAAGGTCGTCGCGGGTGATGCTCTCGCTGCGGCGCATATCGTCCGCCAGCTGGGCGACGGCGGCGGCACCGGTGAGCCCGGCGCGCGGCTGCACCATGGCGCTGTCGATCAGGGCCGACACCGTCGCCTGAGTGCGGAGGGTGGAGGGGGCAGGGGGAAGGCGGTTGCAGCGGTTGTGGCGTGACATCGCGGATATCTCCGTTCGGTTAAGTTCGAACGAAGCATACGCGGTAGAATTACCTCGTCAAGTGGCTAACGGTAGAAAAACCGCTGACGGTTACGCTTTCGAAGCCTGAATAGCCTTCATCGTGACAATCGCCTCTCGCACGACACCCTGAGCCTCATCGCCAATGTCGAAGGCGGCCAGTTGCCGCCCCTGCAGATTTTGTCTTGCCGTGCCGCTGACCCGGAAGGCGTTGGGCCTGCCGGCGTCTTCGATGATCAAATTGGCCTTTACGCCGCTCCACGACCCCATGCTCATCGAAGTCTCAAACGATACGATTCCAACGTTTTCGTTCACCTGATCCAGCTTCCAGCCTTTCGCCTGGATTGCCTTGATAGCCAGCCGGATTATGTCCGATCGAGAGCCGATGAAAGGCTCATCGGCGACGGCCGGCGATGCTGTAACCGAAGACGTTGAAGTAGATGCCGTTTGGCCGCAGGCGGCTAGAGCAAGGCATGAGGCAAGCGCAAGTATTCGAGTTGCGATGATCATTGAGTCCTCTGCGAAAGAGCGGATCTTCGAGCGTTTATGATCGTGGTTTCATATCGGTGACTTTAGCTGCCCACTCGATTTCCACACCAAGTATGGGATCTTCTGCGGAGTTCGACAGCAAATTATAGCCTCCGCGACCGTCGCGGACGATTTTCTTGATCAGGATGCGGTCATCGGAAAGCCCGACAACGCAGATTTTGCCGAGCAAATCTTCCGTAATGGGTGAGCGAACGTCGTCGTAATAAACGATCCAGCTATCCATCAAAGGGCCGAAACTAGTTCCCTTGATCTCAACTGCGATCGTCTGATCATTCGCGCTCAAAGGCGCTTCCACTTCTTCGAAGTCCTCATCGGAAAGCGCGTAGAAATGGGCTTCGGACCCGGCGCCGACATACCCTTTAAGCTTCACAGTCCGCGGTCTGGGCCTCTCGGAGAGTCCGGCGGCGACGTCCTCTGAACTCAAATCCTCGAAGGTTTCGGCCCCATCGCCCGATAGAAGCCAGCCGGGTGTTGTTTCCAGTGCCCGCGCGAGCTGTTTAGCTGTCCGCGTCGAAACGCCTTTTCGGTCACTTTTACCGGCGGCTGCTCGTTTGAGATTTCTGATGGCGTCCTTCGTGAGGCCAGCCTTCTCTGACGCAGCTTGCGCCGAGAGGCCCAGGGTTTTTAGGCGTATTTCCACCCGTTCCAGCAGTTCGTTCAGTGATTTATCCGGCATTCCGGTAACTTGACCGCTGCTCTTACGCACATCTAGCGGTAAGCTGACCGTTGACGAAGCGGTATAAAAACCGCTTTGTAACGCGATGGACAGCATTGATTCGCTTCTCTTGGTTGCTCGGACGTATGCCGCGGCGGAGGGGTTGGACCTCTCCACAGTGAGCTGGCGCTCCATGGGTGACACCAAAAAACTTACCGCAATTGTCGGCGGCGCCGACATCCAGATGCGCCGCTTCGAAAAAACGATGCGCTGGTTCTCGGAGAACTGGCCAGCCGACGCCGTTTGGCCGGCTGCCGTGGCTCGCCCTCAAATCCACGTTGCTGAACAGGTGGTCTCATGACGAAGCAAGTAGCCCGCCCCCGCGCTGTGGCCAAATCAGCGCGTTTCCCGAAACGGAATCGTACGACGGCGGCCGATAGCCGGATCGGGAATCAGAATGCGCCGATCGGGAATCAGATTTCTCCGGTCATGCAGAAGGTGAAGTCGCTGCTGCCGCCGGTTAAGGCCGCGCAGCACCTTGCGATTTTGATCGATGAGCCACTGAGCAATTGCCAGAAGCTGCTGGCTGGCTTCCGCACCGAAAATGCGACGGTGCTGACCAAACTTTTGCGCTCGCCGCTCGGCCGTGACGTGCTTTTCGCACTGATGGGCGATGAAAGCCCGGAGTGGTTTTCGAAGTATCGCAAGCAGCTCGACGTCAATGCCGCTCGCCGACAGCTCGAGGAAAACCGCCGCGCCATCGAAGCGCTGCAGGCGGAGGCCGCGGAATGACGCAGCCCCGCGCTTCTATCAACGCACGGCAACGCGATGGAGGTGGGATTTGACCACCTTTCTGACATTCGTTGCCGGTTGGACGCTCGTTGCCATCGTCGTTGGCCCGGTGATCGCCTCCGCCTTGCGTCGGAGGCTGAATCCATGAGCGGCGCTCCTTTGCGCGCAACGCGCACCCCTTCACCGGCGGTCCCCCAAGCGTCGGCGAACGAACCGGCCGGCGCTGTTGTGTCTGGCCAAGGTGCTCCGGCGCCGGCCGGTTCTGAATCTTCCCGCGATCAATTTCTCAAAGAGGCGAGGGCGCTCTGATGGCGTTTTACCTGTCGATAGGCCTATGCGCGATGGGGCTGGCTGCCGCCGCCCTGACGATCGCGTGGCCGCTCAAGCTGCACCCAGACCCGTTCGCCGAGCCGTTCGGCGATGTGCCGGCGCTGCCGGATTTCACCGGTGAAGCTGAGCGGATTTTGTCATGAGTGAGATGTCGGCCATCGCCGAACAGCCCGGCGCCGGCGAGACGGAATTCACTCGCGAGCAAGTGGGGCTCCTGACCCACGAGATGGTGGTCAGCGCCGCCGCTGACACCGTCATCGTGCGCCTTCTCGGTAGCCCTAAGCGCTACACCGGCTGCACGCCGGCGCAGGCGCTGCGGATTGGTGCTGCCTTCATCCGCGCTGGGCTGCGCGTCGACCCCTCGCTGCGCGCGCAGGTCGTCGAAGAAGCGGTCGGAGGGCAAGCCGCGGCCGACGCATCGCGGAGCGCGCCAGAATGACCGTGCTGGCAAAATACGAGATCGCCTGCCGCGCGCTCGCCGATGCGCGCGCCGTCGACGATGTGATGGAGATTCATAGCCAGGCTGAGGCCATGCGGGTCTACGCGCGGCAGGCCAAGAACCGCGACCTCGAGATCGACGCCGCGCAGATTCGGGTTCGCGCTGTGAAGCGCCTCGGCGAACTGATTGTTGCGCAGAAGGAAACGGTCGGCCTTCACCGGGGCGGTCGGCCTGCGCAAACCTGTTCCGACGCGGAACAGGTTTCCCCGCCGACCCTCGAGGAAGCTGGCATCGATCGCAAGCTGTCATCGCATGCGCAGAGGGTGGCCGCGCTCGGCGACATCCGCTTCGAGGCACTGATGGGCATGATGCGGCAGCGTGCGATGGATGGCGGGCCGGTACTGGTCGACATCCTGAAGATTGATTCCGAGAACGAGCAGCGCGAGAGCCGGCGCACGCTGGCGCGCGATCTCAGCAACAGGGCCGCAGAGTTGCCGAGCGGGCGAAAGTATCCCTGCGCCTATATCGACCCGCCGTGGCTCCGAAAGCAGGGGGTCACCAACCGCTCGTATGAGAACCACTATCCCACGATGCCGTGGGACGAAATCCTAGCGCTGATGGGCAAGGTGTCCGATCTGCTGCTGCCGGACGCATGGGTGTTCCTTTGGATTCCGCGCGCGCATCTGCTGGCGCTGCATCCGGTGCCGATGGAATTCAAGACTGACGATGGCGAAGTGATCGAGCGCGCCGTCAAGCTGCCGCTGGCCTGGGCCGTTGCGCGCGCCGCCGGCTGCGATAGCTACTCGACATGCTTCGTCTGGACCAAGAACGACGAAGATCATCCTGATGATATCGGCGGCGGCATCATCGTCCGCGATCAGGATGAGCTGCTGCTGCTCTTCAAACGAGGGCGTGGCCTGCCGAAGCCGGCGCGTGATGAAATCTTCAACAGCAACCATCGTGAACGCAAGCGCGAGCACTCGCGCAAACCGGACCATTATCGCGACATGATCCAGACCATGACCGGCGGGCTGCCGGTGCTGGAGTTGTTCGCCCGCGTCGATGCCGAGCATCCGCTGCCTGAGGGCTGGGATGCGTGGGGCAACCAGGCGGCGCCTGCCGGCGAGATCGACATTCCCGAATTCCTGACGCCGCGCGATGCGGCAAGCGAGGTCGCATGAAAATTTACGTTGCCGGCCCCATGCGGGGCATCGCCGAATTCAACTTTCCGGCGTTCCACGCCGCGGCAGCCTGGCTGCGGGGCAAGGGCCATGAGGTATTCAACCCGGCCGAGCGCGACATTCTCGCGACCGGCGTTGACATCTCGCACGGCAACGAAACTGGCGACAATTTGCTCGCTGAAGTTAAGCACGGCTTCAATCTGCGCGAGGCGCTGAAGGACGATCTGGAATTCGTCTGCCTGCATGCCGACGCCGTCGTGGTGCTGCCGGGCTGGGAGAAAAGCCTCGGCGCGCAGGCCGAAGTCGCGGCCGCGCGCGCTCTGGGCCTGCATGTGCTGTCCTATTCGGAGCTGGCGTGATGGCGCTTCCCTTCTGGACTGAGGAAAAGGTGGCGACGCTGCAGCGGATGCGCGGGCATGGCGCCGAGCCGAAGCAAATCGCCGAAACACTCGGCCGTTCGGTCGTCTCGGTATGGCGCAAGCTCAAGCAAATGCGCGTGGCCGCAGAGCGGGCGCAGGCCAAGATCACCGCCGGGCTGAAGGCGCGCCGGCCGCTGAGGTTATGGACGGCCGACGATATCGATGTGCTGCACCGCATGCGAGATGCCGGCCATATGTTCACCGATATAGATCGCGCTGGATCGCGGCATCGGGTCCAGCGCCACGAAATACGGCGAACTGCACCCCTCGGGTGCGATCAAGCCGATCGCCGGATATGACCGGACCGGCGTCAGTCACGACCTACTGCGCGAGCGCGATCGGCGCATGGCGTTGGAGCACCGTGACCTGACCGCTGCGTTCTTCGGTGATCCGCTGCCTGGCCGCAGTGCGCTCGATCAGCGTCGGAGTGATGCTCGATGAGCGACGACATCGACGACAAGGTCAAGCGGAGGCGGGCGCAGCAGCATAGGGCTTATGCCGGCGCGCATTCGCATGCGATCGACACGCAGCAGAGCAAGCGCGAGTTGCTTTCCATCTTGGCTGATGCCGCCGCGAACACGGCGGCGCTGCAAGCCAAACTGTTGTCGGCCACGGGTGATGCATGACGGTACCCGGCACTATTCCCATGCCGCTGCTGACGGTGCTCGCGCGCGGCGGCTCTCCCGGCGACAAGGCCGCCGACGTGATCTGCCGGCTCGTGTTGGAGGGCGCGGCGCTCGGCGAATTGCAGGACGTGATCATCACGGTCGCTGGCGAGCCGCGCGTCATCAAGATGATGCCGCAGCTTTGGCTCGACCGGCTCAACCTCGCCGTTGAGCGCGGCGCCATGGAGCGCATGGAGACGCCGCGCATCGTCGAGCGCCTCCTGCTGCCGCCGGAGATGGCATGACCAGCGCCCGCCATCGCTGGGGCGAGCCTGCGCGCTTCCCGCACAAGACCGAGCGGACCTGCCTGAACGGCTGCGGCATCACCAAGGTGGGTCACCACCAGGTGGAGGACGGTTTTGCCCGGCATTGGACCGACTTCTGGCGTGACGGTGAGCGGATCGTCTGCGCTGCCACGCCACCTTGCGACCCCTTCGTAGCCTCTTGCGTCCAGATTCCTGCCACCACATCGGAAACATCATGAGCGGCCCCCGCTATTCGATCATCCCGGCCGGCGCCGTCACCGACGACACGCTCGAGCCCCGCGACCTGCAGGTGCTGTGCCTGCTCGGGCGGCACACAAACGATCTCGGCTGGTGCCGCCGCAGCCAGGTCAAGATGGCGCGCGAGATCAAGTGCGGGCGTGCAACGCTGCAGCGTTCGCTGGAGCGCCTGTATGAGTCTGGCTGGGTGCAGAAGCGCCGCCGCGAGCCGAGCGCCGACGAAGAGTCGCAGCCCAGCATGTCGTTCGACTATCGCGTGATGCTGGATCGTGACGACGAAATAGCTTTCGTCGACGATAAGGAATCCGTATCGGAATCAGGGGAGGGGGGTGCCCACCAGCGGGCACCCCTGCCCACCAGTGGGCACCCGGGTGCCCACCCAGAGCGGGCACCCCGTGCCCATACATACGTGGGCACCAAGAACGTCCCCTTACAACGACCCCACCTTGAACCTGAGAGAGATGCGGGCGCGGGCGCGCGAGACGGGGTAGCAAGGTTCATTGTCGATTTCGAAACGCGATGGCCAACCTCGGCAGCCGACGATCGACAGCGAACGGCCTACGCCGCTGCAGCGCTATCGGACGACGAACGTAAGGCGGCTCTCGATGGCATCGGGGCCTTTCTCGCCGATCTGAAGCGGCTCAAGCGCGCCCATGTGCCAGCGGGCTGGACCTACCTCGAGCAGAAACGCTGGACGCTGCTGGCCACCAAAGCGGAGGCCGAGAAGCCGGTGAGTTCGACCTACGGCCCGGACACGCCGGAAGCCAAGGCGATCACGGCGCTGCACCGGATTGCAGGCTCGACGGATTTCCTGCGATCGGTGATGCGCGCGCCCGACGGCACGGTGCGCCACCTGAAGCCCATTACGCCGCGGCTGGTCGCGCTGGCCCAGGCGATGCCGCGCGAGGATTGGGTGGAGCTCGATCGTCAGCAAGCCGGCGCGTGGGAGGCGTTCGTCGAGGAGAACCTTACCCTGGCGACGCGGCGGCGGCTAAGCGAGGGAGCGCTGGCGCCATGGCCGTGGCCGCCGAACAAAGATGGCGGGATCTACACCGCAGAGAGTGCAGCCACACACAGCGAGGAATCTAACCATGCGTGATGTCACCAAGGCTTTCGCTGACGCGTGTTTGCTTGCTGACAAGGCCACAGGCTTGGCGCTGGTTGAGCGGCTCAACGAAGGGCTTGGCGGTGTTATCTGGGACCGGCAGGCGTGTCTGCTGGTGCGGTTGCATCCAAACACAGAGATCAAGGTGGCAAAGCGCTTGAACGATCGCGGCGTGCCGGCTTACGTGCCGCAAGAGCGCTGGTCTCGGAAGTCATCATGGAACAAACGCGTGGTTGATATCAGGCCGATCTTCGACGGACTGATGTTCGTGCCTGCCGATGATCGCTACTCCGACCTCAACAGAATGCGGCATCTCAGCGACGGTGTAGTCGGTTTCGTGCGCTTCAATAACGGCGCTTTTGCCATGGCTCGACCTGAGGCCATGGCTGCTATCTGTCGGCTGGAAGAGCGGCTCAGCCCACCAATGGGACAGCGCAAGTACGCTATCGGGCAAGCTGTGATGGTGACCGATGGACCGTTTGGTCTGTTGGAAGGTGAGATCGACCGTCTTGACAGCAATGGTAGACTCAGGGTCTTGCTGAAGATGTTAGGAAGCCAGGTCAAAGTCGATCTCGACGAGACCCAGATTGAGCCGGTATAGCCACAACGTGGTGACAACGGACGACAGGAGGGCTCAGCCCTCCGGCTTAGGCAAAGCCCTCAGGGCATTTGCCTTGCGCGAAGCGTCACCCATCAAGCCCCGCCTCAGTGCGGGGCTTTTGCGTTCATAGGTTGTGCGGTCGTGTTGGAACCCCGATCGCTGCCCTCCTTGGGCGTTTCCTCCCTAGACTTGAGCCCGCTTCGTTCGTCACTGTCCGAAGCGGGCTTCTTTCATCAAGGGTATGGCATCAGACCAAAGCAGGGCCGCGCCAGCGTGGCGCGCTTGGTACAAGACAGCCCGCTGGGCCGCGCTGCGCCTCTCGATATTCCTTCGTGATCTGTACCAGTGCCGCGGATGCGGCAAGCTCGAAGGCAATACCTCACTGCTGGTGTGCGATCACATCATCCCTCACCGCGGCGATGCCCGCCTGTTCTGGGATGAGCACAACCTGCAGACCCTCTGTGCCCGTTGCCATAACAGTACAAAGCAGAAAGAAGAGCAGCAAACACTACATCAACGAGGGGTTTGGCATTAGGGTGGCGCCATCATTAACCAGAATTGAGCGCAGCGCATGGATGCATCTAGTGTTGGAAAATGGTTGATCTGCTCGATCGATGGATGTGACAGACGTTCAAGAACGAAGCTCGGCGCACTCTGCGAGGCGCACTACTATCGCAAGCGTCGAGGCGTCCCTATGGCTGGTGCCATTGGGGCAATATCTAAAAAGGGGCGTGTTTGCATTACCGAGCATGGGTATGCCTTGGCGTATGCTCCCGGCCATCCACTGGCCGCCGCTAACGGCAACGTATACCTGCACAGGAAAGCGCTTTACGAGTCGATAGGGGATGGCGTTCACCAATGCCATTGGTGTGCTACTCCCGTTAGCTGGAGGCCATTGTCGAAGGTTGATGTGGCTCTCCATGTCGATCATGTCGATGGCGATAAGCTTAACAACGATGCTTCGAACCTCGTCGCGTCTTGTCATCGCTGCAATTCGACCCGCGGTCTCTTCATGAAGTGGGTAATGGCCCATAGGGATGACCCTTTCCTGCGAGCGTTGTTCGACGGCGCCAAGCTTCAGATCTCACCCTAGTGGGGGGGGGCGGTATCAAAAGTATGAGGCCTTAGGGAGCCCGGACCGGTTTGGGTCTCATTCGGAGATTTTATTTACGTGGGCACGATTTTTGACCTCTTCGGTAACCCTTGGATCGACGCGCCCAGGAAGCGCGGGCGGCCGGTGCATGAGGTTACGGTCAGAACCCGTAACAGAGTCAGCATGTTGCTAGCGCTGGGATGGTCGACCATCCGCATCGCGACCGCGCTCGGCGTCACTTTGCCGACTCTGCACAAGTATTATTTTTATGAGCTGCGCCAGCAGGCAGTCGCCCGCGACCGGTTGGAGATGCGCCGCCTCGAGATGGCTTGGGAACTTGCTGAGGGCGGCAACGTCGGTGCGCTCAAGGAGTTCGGCAAGCTGATGGAGCGCAACGACCGGATGGAGGCCGAGCGCTTCATGGCGTCGTCGCCGGCGGCGGACAAGGGACCGGCCGAGCGGGTCGGCAAGAAGGTGGTCGACAAGCAGCTCGCCGCCGACGCCGATGCCGACCTGATGGCCGAGCTGGAGCTGGAAGCCTCAACCGCAAATGCTGTCCACTGAGCAGCTGCCGCGGTTCGCCTGCCCTGACTGGTGGGAGAAGATCCAGCGCCGCGAGACGCCGATAGCCAGCGTTCCGCTGAACCAGGCGAAGGCGACCAAGGCGCTGGCATTCTTCAACCGGCTCAGGCTGCCGGACGTGCCAGGCAACCCGGCTCTGGCGGACGCCTGCGGCGACTGGTTCCGCGATATCCTCTGCGCGTTCCTCGCCAGTGAAGACCCTGTTACCAAGCGGCGCCTCGTGTGGGAGCTGTTGTGCATGGTGCCCAAGAAGAATTCGAAGACCACCTATGTGGCAGCGCTCGGCCTCACGGCGCTGTTCATGGAGGAGGCCCCGAACCAGCAGATGCTGATAGTGGCGCCGAGCCAGAACATCTCGGAGCGGTGCTTCGAGCAGGCGCAGGGCATGATCAGGCTCGACGCCCGCCTGGACAAGATTTTCAAGGTGCAGGACCACCTGAAGTGTATCTCGCGGATCAAGACTGGCACCCAGCTGAACGTGAAGACGTTCGACACCACGATCGTCACCGGTGAGATCCCTATCCTGACGATCATCGACGAGCTCCACGAGATCGGCAAGAAGGCTAAGGCGGCGGCAGTGATGCAGCAGATCCGCGGCGGCGGCATCACGATGCAGGGCGGCCAGGTCCTGATGATCACTACCCAGTCGGACGAGGCGCCGGCCGGGATCTGGAAGACCGAACTGCTGAAGGCCCGCTCCATCCGCGACGGCACCGGCGGCAAGAACCCGATCATGCTCCCGGTGCTGTACGAATACCCGCCGGCCCTGCAGCGCGATCAGGACTACTGGCGGAACGTCGACAACTGGTCGCAGCTGCTGCCTAACCTCGGCCGGTCGATCGATCCGCAGAAGCTGTCCGACGACTATGAGAACAACGGCAAGGTCAACCGCGAAGCCGAGCAGATCTGGGTCTCGCAGCATCTCAATATCGAGATCGGCGTCGGCATCTCCAATGACGGCTGGCGCGGCGCGGAGTTCTGGGAGTCGCGCGGCGATCCCCATCTGACACTCGATGCAATCCTCGCCCAGTCCGATGTCGTCACCATGGGCGGTGACGGCGGCGGGCTGGACGATCTGATGGCTCTGGCAGTGATCGGCCGCCACAGAGAGACGCGGCAATGGCTCGCGTGGGGGCATGCGTTCGCAGATCCCAAGGTGGCCGAGCGGCGCAAGGACATTGCCGCCCATCTCTCCGAGTTCGAAGACGAAGGTTCGCTGACAACAGCGGACGGCCCGGCCCGTCAGGCGAAGTTCACCGAGTTCGTAGCCAAGGTCGTGGCCTCCGGCCTGCTACCGGCCAAGGATGCGTTCGGGATCGACCCGAACAACGCGGCGGCAATGTTCGAGGCGCTCGACGAGGCCGGGCTGCAGCCGGAACAGATCAAGCGGCTCCGCCAGGGTCCCGCACTCGCCCCGGGCGTCTGGGGTCTCGAGCTGAAGCTGGACAACGGCACTTTCACCCACTGCGACCAGGCCATGATGGCCTGGTGCGCGGGCAACGCCAAAATCGTTCGGAGCGGGAACGCCGTGATGGTGACCAAACAGGTTTCAGGATCGGCCAAGATCGACCCGCTGATCGCGCTGATCCAGGCGGCCATTCTGATGAGCTGGAATCCGCAGGGATTCGATGCCGATGCCTGGATCGCGAGCTACGCATGAACTGGTTGTCCCGTTTGTTGCGGCTCGACGGCGCCAAGGATGTCGAGGTCTACCGCGGCGGGCGCCTTGTCTCGACCGAGAACGGCAGCAATTTCACCACCAATCAGGTGACCGTTGCCGATTATCGCGACTCGCGCGCGATGCATACGAGCGCCGCTCTCGGCCTGTCGGCAACATGGGCCTGCGTACAATTAATCGCGGGCACCATTTCGTCGTTGCCCCTGATGGTCTATCGCACCGACGCCAACGGCACCCGCACCGTTGCGAAGGACCACCCGCTTTATTTCGTGCTGCACGACAGCCCGAACTATGACCAGACCGCCGTTGATTTCTGGGAGGTCATGGCGGCCAGTATCGAGCTCTACGGCAACGCCTACGCCGTCATGGAGAAGCGCAGCAACGGCGTGCTGAACGCGCTGCATCCGGTGCGGCCCGATCTGATGAAAGTCCGTCGCCTCGACAGCGGAGATCTGCAGTACGAGTGGACAGAGAACGGTGTGCGCTCGGTCAAGCGGGGGGATGAAGTCCTCCACATCCGCGGGCCGATCGGTGACGCCCTGTCGGGCACGTCAACTCTGTCCATCTGCAGGAATGTGTTCGACGACGCGATGGCCGCCGACAGCGCCGCCAGCGCGATGTTTGGAAATGGCGTTAACCCAAGCGGCATTCTGTCCACCAAGCCAGAGGTGAAACTCTCGACGCCACAGCGCGACGCGCTCGAAAAGCATCTTGCCGAAAAGTACATGGGGTCGATCCGCCAGGGTCTCCCGATGGTGCTCGACGGCGGCTTGACCTGGTCGCAGCTCACCATCAATCCGGTCGATGCGCAGATGCTGGAAAGCCGCAAGTTCAGCGGCGAGGAGATCTGCCGCATCTTCGGCATTCCGCCGGCCATGGTCGGTTTTGGCGATTCCTCTTCAAACTGGGGCACCGGTAAGGAAGTCGATGTCCTCGGATTCCAGAAGTTCGCGTTGCGCAAGCGCCTGAAGCGCATCGAACAGGCGCTGCTGAAGCAGCTAGTGCCGCTCGCCGAGCGCCGCGCTCAGGGCATCACCATCGAGTTCAACTTTGATGCGCTGCTGCGCGGCGATACCGAGGCCCGCTACAACGCCTACGAAAAAGCCATTCGTATGGGCATCGCGACGCGCAACGAGTGCCGCGCGCTGGAGAACTTGCCGCCCATCGAGGGTGGTGACGTTGTGACCGTGCAGATGCAGGACATCCCGCTCGCCGAAGCCATCAAGCCCAAGCCCGAGAACGGCGGCGGATCGAGCGCGCCGGCAATCCCACCCAGGTGAGCATTATGGACAAGAAAACAGCCCCGGTTCTGGAGATCAAGTCGCTGAAGGACAGCGGCGAATTCGAGGGCTACGGCAGCACGTTCGGCGGAGAGCCGGACGCCTATGGCGACGTGATCGCGCCGGGGGCCTATGTCGACAGCCTGGCCACGCACAAGGCCAAGGGCACCATGCCGAAGCTGTTTTGGCAGCACAATTCGGCGGAGCCGATCGGCAAGTGGCTCAGTGCAAAGGAAGACGATCACGGCCTGCTGCTGGGCGGCAAGTTGAATATGGATGTGCAGCGCGGCCGCGAGGCCCATGCGCTCCTGAAAGCCGGCGACATCGACGGTCTGTCGATCGGCTACCACATCAAGGAATACAGCGTCGACACCGAGTCCGGCATCTGGACGCTGGAGAAGCTGGACCTGATCGAGGTCAGTGTCGTGTCGGTCGGCGCCAACGAGAACGCAGTCGTGCAGAGCGTCAAGGCCGCGAAGGCGGCGCACGACCTCACGGAACGTCTGAAGGCCGGGGACCGGCTGACGGAACGCGAGTTCGAAATGTGGCTCAAGGGTTTGGGCCTGACGAACTCGCAGGCGGAGCGCGCCGCGCGCCTCCACCTCAAGGGGCAGGGGGATCCTGCTGCAGCGGCTGACGACGGTCTCGCATTCTTGCGAGCCTTGAAGGGCTGAAGGCCCGCATCACCCCCACATCAGGAGATACTAATGACCACGGAAAACAAGACGGCAGTCGAACTGGCTGCTGAATTCAAGCGCGATTTCGAAAAGAGGATCGACGATGTAAAAGCGACTGCGACCGACATCGAAGGTCGCCTTGCCAAGGGTGAAAATCTGACCAACTCGGTGAAGGAACTGGCCGACCAGGCGATTACCGGCATGAACGAAGCCAAGTCTCGTCTCGACGAGATGGAGCAGAAGATGGCCCGCCGTGGCGAGCAGGGCGATTACGTTCAGACCGCCGGTGAGCGCCTCATCAACGACGCGGGCTTCAAGGCTTTCGCGGCCCAGACCCGGCCGCGCGGCCGCCACATCGTCGAGGTGAAGGACATCACCTCGCTCACCACGGATGCGGCCGGTTCGGTTGGCGGTCTGATCCAGTCGCAGCGCCTGGCCACGCCGATCATGCTGCCGCAGCGCCGGATGACCGTCCGTGCCCTGCTGGCCCAGGGCCAGACCAACTCGAACTCGATCGAATACGATCGCGAGAAGGTTTTCACCAACAACGCGGCGCCGGTGGCCGAAGGCGCATCCAAGCCGCAGTCGGAGCTGCAGACGGAAGACGCCACGGCGACCGTCCGCACCATCGCCCACTGGATGCGCGCCTCGGTTCAGATCCTCGCCGATGCTCCCGGCCTGCGTTCGATGATCGACCAGCGCCTGCGTTATGGCCTCGCCTATGTCGAGGAAACGCAGCTGCTGACCGGCTCGGGCTCCGGCCAGAACCTGTCGGGCCTCATCACCAACGCGACCGCCTACGCGGCGCCGGGCAGCCTGACGGCCTCAACGCAGATCGACGTGCTCCGCCTGATGATCCTGCAGGTCGCCCTGTCGGAATTCCCCCCGAACGGCATCGTCATGAACCCGATCGATATGGCCGCCATCGAGATGTCGAAGGACACCGCCGGCGGCTACCTGATCGGCGACCCTCAGGGCACCATCCAGAAGCGTCTCTGGGGTCTGCCGGTCGTCGAGACCCAGGCGATCACCGTCGACAAGGCGCTGGTCGGCGCTTTCGACCTCGCCGCGCAGATCTTCGACCGTCAGGACGCGACGGTGGAAGTCTCGACCGAGGATCAGGACAACTTCATTAAGAACAAGGTCACGATCCGCGCCGAAGAACGCTTGGCACTCGCCATCTACCGGCCGGCGGCGCTCGTCTACGGCGATCTCGGCCGCGTGTAATGCCATCGGGCGGGAGGCTTTGGCCTCCCGCTCTTCCTCTTTCGCAAGGAAATTCGCGATGAAAGTCAAATTGCTGCGGCCGCTGGACGGCCAGCCGATCGGCACCGTTGCCGAGTACCCCGACGATGATGCCAAGCGCCTCCAAGAGGCCGGCGTCGTCTCGTTTCACAGCGAGAAGGCAGCGCCGGCACCGCTCAACAAGAATGCTCCGGCGCCGCTGAACAAGGCTGGCGACATTCAGCGCAGCAAGAAGGGCCGCTGACATGGGTGGATCCATTCAGAGGACGCGCGGAAAGGCGGCCTATCGCCGGGCCGCCGATGCAGCGGTGAAGAAGCCGATCAACTCGGTTCTCCCGGCGATTACCGGCACCAAGACGCAGGGGCAGACCCTTACTTGTTCGTCCGGTACCTGGACCAACTCGCCAACCTACGCTTATCAGTGGAATCGCGACGGCGTAGCCATCGCCGGCGCCACGGCAGGGACGCGTATGCTGGTCCTCGCTGACGTGGGCGGCGTCATGACCTGCACCGTGACCGCGACCAACGCAGGCGTATCGAGCGCGGCTACCTCTTTGCCGACCGTTGCGATCGCCGCATCTTGATGCTTTGCCGTGACCTTAGCCCTCGAAGGACAGGAATAATGCGCATCCCTGTGCTGGTATCCGGGCCGGCGGCCGCGGTCACCGCTGCTGAGGCAAGAGCGGCCAAAGTATTTTCGGCAGATGATGCTGACTCTTACGTCGACATGCTGTTGGCTGTCGCTCAATCTCACATCGACGGCATTCACGGCACCCTGGGTCGGTCCATTGGACTGCAGACGCTCGAGCTGACCTTGCCGTCGGGTTGCAAGATCGACAGTAGCTGCTTGCCGTTTCCACCCTACGTTGACACGGTCAGCGATGAACCGTCCGAAGATGGTGCGACACATGCTTTTCGGTGGCGCGCAGGGTACGGCGCAGATCCGGCGACGGCACTTCCGGCTGCGCTGCGCCATGCCATCATCATGATGGCCGGCGTCTTGCGCGACGCCGTGCCGGCCGATGAGGGCGCGCTCAAGAGCAAGACAGTCGACGGTGTCGGCCGATGGGATTACAGCCTACCCGACGGGGCTGCGGCCTCCATGCAGAAGGCGGCGGACAGCTTGCTCGCTCAATTCCGGGTGCTCAGCCTATGAGGGCCGCCTCGGTCAGTGATTTCGGCCAAACCTTTGCAGCCCACAGCCGCGCAGCGACCGGGCCTGCGCGCTCTTATGTCGACATCGCCACCACGGAATTGCCCCGATGAACGCCGCCCAGGCCCGCCGGGACTACCGGGAAATGATTGCTAATGTGGGCGAGACGATCACACTCCGCCGCGTCAACGCTGCGCCGGCGGCGCCGACTGATGCGCGCGTGCTCGCGCGCGTCGTCGGTTACAAACCGGAGGAACTGGTCGGCGGCATCAAGCAGGGCGATCGGCACCTGATCGTTCTAGCCGAGGATGTCGAAACGACGGGATTTCCGGTGCCGTTCCTGACGAACGGAACTTATAAGGCCATCGTCCGCGACAAGGTGCTGAACATCGGCATCGTCGATGACAGCACCCGACGCATCGGCGGCGTGCTGATCGCCTACGACATCACCGCGACGGGCTAAAAGATGGCCGTTCGCACGCGCGTGCAGCCGATCGACCGCGACATCTCGCTGATGCTCGCCGAAGACCTTTCGCCGCAGGCGCAGAGCGCGGCTCTTGCCCGGTTCGCCAATGAGCAGCTGAGGGAAGCGCAGGAAATCAACACCCGTTCGCTGGGCCGGCTGCCGTCGCATGATACGTATGTCGATGGCCGGCCAGGCGCCGCTCCTGAGAGCGTGAAGCCGTCCGGCACGATCATATTCGAGTTCGAGCTGGTCGGCGACGTGATCGAATGGATCCAGACGATGTTGATCCAGCATTCGCCGCGTCTGAGCGGACGTTATTCGAAGTCGCACGTCCTGTTCGCCGATGGAGCGGAAGTTCAATTCGGGGCGCTAGTGCCGGAATCGCGTTCCTACACCTTCGTCAACACCCAACCGTACGCTCGAAAGATCGAGCGCGGGCTGTCTGCGCAGGCGAAGTCCGGCGTGTATGAGGTCGTGGCAGTCATGGCCAGCCGCCGGTTCGGCAATGTCGCCAAGGTTCGGTTTGCGTTCGTCGTGCCACAGTTCGGCGCGGTGCATAGCTGGGCGAGCAAGACCAGCATGAAACGGCGCGACCGGCCTAACATGAAGTCGGGCACCCGCGCGGAATGGCTGCGCAGGCAGCCAGCCATCATCGTCACGGTCTGAGGTCATGGCAAAAAAACAGGTGATCGACGCTGTCGAGGCGCGTCTCGGCGCTATCTGGGACGGCCTTCCGGTGTTTGGCCCCAACTCCGAGGGTGAGCCTCCATCCGACGGTACGCCGTTCCTCATGGTGCAGTACCCTATCTCGAATGCGCGGCGTGTCACAGTGAACGCGCGGATTTATCGGGAAGAGGGCGGATTTCGCATCGTGCTGAACGAGGCCCGAGGATTCGGGCTCGAGAAGACAACGCAGCGCTGCGAGGCACTCGCCAACCTCTTCAGCGACCAGTCGTTTGATGGCGTCGTGTGTCAGGTGCCCAGCTCGCCGTTTATCGACGATGACAACGAAGATGGAAATTACTTCCAGACCTCGATCGTCGTTCCCTACACCTTCAATTTCACAGGAGCATGAGATGGCAAAGATCACCAATCTGACCCGCGATACCATGAGTTTCATCACCGGCGTCAGGGACGGCGCGGCAGTCACCGAAAGCCTGAAGGCGGGCGAGACGCGCGACATCGCGGTAGATCTTGCGGATGCGCAGCTGCAGGGGCGCATTCTCGCTGGATCCGTTGGCATCGAAGGCCCCGCTTTGGCGCCAGCGAAGTCGGCCGCGCGGCAGCCGGCGGCGGAGCGGCGCACGGCGTCCACGCTCGGCGGTGACGCGACGGTCCGCGAATAGTTTACCCCCGCCCAAACGCCCTTGGGCAAGGCACTCCCCCCTCAACTCCCATAGATGGAGCGCTTTGCTATGTCCGACATTTTTACCGCCACTGGCACGAAGATCTTTATTGGTCCGTCGGTCACCAACGCTACGGATTCAGCTTCGGAATTCGCCGCTCTCTCCTGGACCGAGATCGGTCTGGTTGAAAGCATCGGCGAATTCGGCGATCAGGCCTCGATGGTCACCGGCGCCGTGATCGGCGACGGCCGCATGCGCAAGGCCAAGGGCGCGCGCGACGCCGGCGAACTCGCGATCAGCGTGTTTCATGCCGGTGACGACGTCGGCCAGCAGGCGCTGGAAGCCGCCGAGGCGACCTACAGCAACTACGCCTTCAAGGTGGTGCTGCCGAACCGACTGACGGTCAGTGGCACCGACGAAATCCGCTACTTCCGCGGCTTGGTGGCGTCCAAGCGCCTCAACGTCGGCGGCAACGATAACCTGGTGAAGGACACCTACAACGTCGCGGTGAACTCCCCGATCGTCGTGGTGGCCGCGACCGCCGGCGCCTAATCCCGATCGCTCCGGAGCGTAGGGCGGGCGGCGTTCGTCGGGAGCGCCGCCCGTCCGTCCCGACCTATCCCGGCATTCCGACAACCCGACATAGGTGAAGCATGAAGATCAGCGACGTGAAGATCGACGCGGCCAAGTTCGAGCAGGGTGCATGGGTCGATAACATCCCAGAAATGGGCAATCTGCGGCTCAAGGTCCGCGGCATCAACAACGCGGCGTGGCGCCGCTTGCAGGCGACGATGATCGCCGCAGTGCCGCGCGCCAAGAAAATCGGCGGACGCATTGATCCCGATGAGCAGGACCGCATCACGGCGACCTGCTTACGCAAGGCGTGTCTGCTCGACTGGGAGAATTTGGAGAACGACGACGGCACGCCGATTCCATTTTCCGACGAGGTCGCCGGCAAGCTGCTGACTGACCCGGCCACCCAGCGCTTCCGCGATGCCGTCTCTTGGGCTGCCAGCACCGTCGCCGACGAGGATGCCGAGGCAGTCAAGGATACCGTGGGAAACTGATCGACGTCCTGCGCTGGCAACACGCGCAGGGCAAGTCGTTGCCGTTATGGCGAAAGATGGTGGAGGAGGGCATCGAGCCCCCTCCCGAATATGCCAACCAGCCGGAACTGTGGCCAGAAGCCGAGTTCGCTTGGAAGGCGTTCTCTGATCTGTCGTCGGACCGCTCGATCGGCATGGGGCTTGGCCCGATTCCGTTCAGTGCCATCGTTCGGTACGCCGAATTATACGGCTTGGCGGATCTCGACGAGCTTGAGCGCTTGCGCCAGATCGTCAGCGAAGTCGACGGTGAATATCTGTCTCTCAACGCGCCAAAGAGCGAACAGGACGGCAAGATGCGCAGCCTGATTCCGATTTCGGATGTGGCTGGTGTCGGCGCGTTGCTCGATCGGCTCGGAAAGTAACAATGGTTGTTCTCAACACCATCCGCCGGATTGAAGTCGTGGGCACCAGCTCCGGCCTGGATGAGACCAGGGCGAAGCTGGACGCGCTGTCGCGCGCCCAGACCACAGTTGCCACCACAGCCGAGGGAATGGCGGTCAAGACCGAGTCGTCATCCCGCCGCCAGCTCTCAGCGGCCGGAGCCTATGATCGCCTTCGCTCCACCATAGATGACAGCTTCCGGTCCTCTCAGAAGCTGGCAAGCGGGCAGGCGACGATCGACCGGGCGTTTCAGCAGGGCGTCATCTCCGTTCAAGAGCAGGCGCAGGCGATGCAGCAGCTGCAGGCGCGGTACGGCACGGTGGCCGTCGCCAACGACAATCTCGGCAAGGCGGTGTCCGGCTCCATGGGTTTGGCCCGGCATGAGCTGATCAACCTTTCCAGGCAAGCGCAGGACGTGGCCGTGTCGCTGGCCGGCGGACAGTCGCCGCTGACCGTTCTGTTCCAGCAGGGCAGCCAGATCGGCGACGTGTTCGCGACATCGCAGGGGACGGTGTCGGGCTTTTTCAAGCAGGTGACCAGCAGCGTCGGGAGCTTTCTGACGATCGGCCGCGTCGCCTTCGGCGGTGTAGCTGCGTCGATCGTCGGCGCCACGATGGCGCTGAACGACTATCTCGACAGCCAGCAGAAGGTCCAGATGTCGTTGCTCGGCTCCGGTCGGGCGTCCGGCCAGAGCGTCAGCAGCATCAACGCCGTGGCGCAATCGTCATCGTCGCTGACAGGATTTTCAACGGCCGAGGCGCGCGCCTTTGCCGCCGAACTCGCCTCGACAGGGAAAATTGGCAAAGCGAACCTTGAGCCGATCGTGAAGATCGGCCACGACATTGCGACGGTCTATGGCATCAACGCCGTGGAGGCCGCGCGAATGCTCGGCAAGGCTTTTGCCGATCCGGCGCAGGGCGCCGAGCAGCTCAACGACCGGCTCGGCTTCATGGACGCTGCCATGCAGCGGCAGATCCAGAACCTGCAGGCGCAGGGCCGCCTTTGGGAAGCGCAGCGCGTGCTGCAGGCGGCGGTCGCTTCCAGCCTCGAAGGCGTCAGCGACGCCGTCTCGACGTCGACGAAATTCTGGACGGCGCTCGGCAACACTGCCTCCAGCGCCTGGGACAAGATCGGTGCAGGGCTGTCCCGGATCACCGGCATTGGGTTAAAGCTCGGCCTCGATGAGCAGATTGCGACTGCCCAGCAGCGGCTCGATAGCTTCAAGAAAGATCTCGAAACGGCCCAGCAGTATGCAAAGTTGCTTGGGCCGGACGCTAAGGGTGTCGATACCGGTTATGACGCCGCGATCGCCGGGGTTCAGAAGTACCAGGCTGAGATTGACAAGCTCTCTGCCACGATGAAGCGGAACGCAGATGCGACAACAGACGCCCAACAGCGCCAGCAGTCGTTCGCGCAATCTCTCGCAGTACGCAATCAGCAGCCAGAGATCGACCAGATTCAGAGCCTGCGCAACGAGCAGGAGCGGCTGGTTAAGACAATGATCGACGTGCAGACGACCGGGGGGCCGGCGTCCGATATCCTGACGAAGATGGGGCATTCCTACGAGGAATTGGCCCGCTCGTTGTCGATTGCCAATGCCAATCTTGCTTCGTTCAAGAGCGCGTTCCAGTCATCGTTCGACCAGGCGAAAATCGCCGGTGATGCCCTAAGCGCGTTTTCGCCCGGTGCGAAGGCGGAGATCGCTCGCCGGCAGTCGCTGGAATCCACCCTCGGCGCGAAGATGTCTGATGGCGAAAAGCAGGCGTTGGGACAGCAGGCCTATGAGAATTCGCTGAAAGGGGCAACGATCGCCCTGTCGGAACAGGCACGCGCGCGCGAACTGGCTGCAAACCAGTCCGTAGCTTCGGCGCAGCTCGATGTCGATATGGTCGGAAAGTCGATTGGTAGGCAGGCTGAGATGCGGGCCAACCTGCAGGCCCGACAGGCTCTCGAGCAGCAGCTCCTACAGACTCATCAGCAGTGGGGGACGGCTCAGGATGCGGAACTGGCTCGCCTGGAGGCGATCAACAAGAAATATGCCGAGCGCGTACAGCTTGCGGCTAAGACGCAGATCAACGACCAGATTAAGTTCGACACCGCTACGATCGGTCTGACGCCAGAGAACGCCCAGATAGCGCAGCAGCTGCGCAGCATCTATCCCGAAGTGACCGATGCCATAAACTCGGCTGAAGCGGCGCAAATGCGCCTCAATAACCAGTTGCGCGAGGCCAAGGATATCTCCGTGGGCTTCGGCAACGACATGCTGTCGTCGTTCCTGCGCGGCGAGAGCGGCCTGAAATCAATGACGGCCGCCGCCACCAACTTGGTCGCGAAGCTGGCATCGGCGAACCTGTCGCGGCTGCTGCAGGGCGGCAGCGTGTTCGGCACGCAGAGCCTGATGTCCGGTGCCGGTGCGCTGGGCGTCGCAAGTGCAGGCATGGCGGGTTACCAGTCCGGCAGCGCTCTTACAGGCGCGCTTGGAGGCGCCATGGCAGGCGCCTCATTCGGTCCTGTTGGCGCGGTCGTCGGCGGCATTGCTGGTTTGGTAGGCGGCCTTTTCGGAGGTAACTCGCAGCGGCGCCAGCAGGAGGAGCAAGAGCGCCAGCAGCGCGAGGCGGCCGCAGCGCACGCGGCAGCTGCTGCACAGCAGCGCATCCAGAACCTGAATGCCCGACTGCAGCTCGCGGCCATCGATACCACGACGCATCTCGGCGCCATGCAGGCGCTCGAGGTCCAGTTCCAGCAGGAGCGGCTGGCCGAGGCGCAGAACGGCGGGCAGGCCATGGCTCAGCTCATCGCCGCGCAGGATGCCGATCGCCTAGCCGCCGAGAAGGCCTATGTCGCAGAGCAGGCCCGAATCGAGGAAGAAGCGCTGAAGGCCTCGCTGGCACGCATGCAGTCGTTTCGCGATCGGTTGGAGGCGGCTACGGCCGACACCTCGACACTGGGCGGCGCGCTCGCATCTTTCGAGTACAAGGCGGCGCAAGAACGTGCCGCGGAGGTTGAGGCTGGCGGCCAGGCGATCAACGATCTCATCGCGGCCCAGGAGGCCGAACGATTCAACATCTACAGAAAGTTCAACGATGCCTCGCTCGAAGCGGCTAAGAAAACCGCCGAGGAACTGCAATCTTTCGTTCAGGGCGTGGCCAAGACGATTACGGCCTATTTGCAGAGCTTGAAGACTGGATCCAGCTCAATCCTTTCGCCGCAGGCGCAATTGGGCGCGGCGCAGTCGAACTTTAATGCTCAGCTAGCGCTCGCGCAGGGCGGCAACCGTGATGCTCTCAGCGGCATCACCCAGGTGGCGCAGACGCTGCTCGATCAAGCCAAGTCGTTCTATGCGTCGTCGTCGGGCTATGCCGACATCTACGCCCAAGTTACGGCTGCCTTGCAGGGGCTAACGGGAATTAGCGCGGGAACCGTCGCTAGCGCGGACGCGCAAGCCATCATCGCCGCAGTTAACTCGACCACTGGTGCGGTCAACACTACCGGTGCGTCCAACGACAATTTGACGGCGGCACAAAGCGCTCTAGTTGCCGCGCAAAATGCGTTGGCGGCTCAGCAGGTGTCCTACCTGCAGACACAGGGCTCGCTGCTGACGGCCATCCAAGGCCTTCTTGGTCAGATGGTGACGCTGAACGGTACGTCGAGCCAGCAGCTGGCATTGCTCACGAGCCAATATGCGCCATCTCCCATCGTCACGCCGACGGGAGTGACCGACAACCTGATGATCCAGGCGCTTAACAAGATTGTCTATAATACCGGTGCTACCGTGATGAACACCCAGAAGGGCGGCAACTATTACGGTGCGGTTTTTGCGCAGGGTGGCTGGATCACGGGTGGTACGCCGGGAGTGGACAGCGTGCCACTCAATGGCGGGCAGGCCCTCGGTATGCCGGGCGAATTTGTTGTGCGGCACGATATCGCTCAGGCCAACAAATCATGGCTGCCCGAATTCAATGATACCGGTCGCCTGCCGCAGATGGCGCCGATGCCAGTCCTCCGCGCTCCTAACGACAACGCGCGGACGTCTCCGGCCAACTTCGACTGGCAGGGGCTGGCGCGGGCGATCAAGCAGATCAGCGACATGAGCGACGAACGGTCGGCCGACAAGTCGGACGAGCTCACCGCCGCCATAGACCAGTTGCCGTCGAAGCTGGCTGCGGAGATCCGCCGGCTGCTGGCCGGCACCAAGCAGCGCGCGGCCTAGGAGACAACATGTCCGGATTGACCCTCTACGCCCACAAAATCGTGGGCGACCAGGTACTGACCATGGCGCGCTGGATGTCGCTGCACATCGCCGATCCAACCGACGCTGGTTCGGATTCCAACGAGGTCCCGACCGCCGGCACCAACTACAGCCGCATCGATCTGCTCGGCAAGATGTCGCCGTTCGATCTGGCGTCGGGCCGCTCGACGCTGCTGGCCGATGTCAACGTCGGGCCAGCCGCTATCGATTGGGGCCTGCTCACCTGGGCGGGTTTCTGGGATCAGCAGGATGGCGGCCACATGATCATGAGCGGCCCGCTGCAGACCGCGCAGGACACGCCGGCCGGCAAGCAATTCCAGCTTTTGGCCGGACAGTTTTCGATCGGCAAGACGCCGTAACCCATGCCGGCGACGGGCGCCCGCGTCGCAATTTCTCTCACCCACCAAAGGAGCTACCATGCCCGACTTCTCGGCATCCAACGAACTCGCCGGTACCAAGCAAGCCATCGCCTCGACCTACAAGACGCTGCTCGGCCTCTCAGTCTCCAGCGCCGTCGCGCTGCGCCGCCCGCGCATCTTCGACGTGATCTTCGGCGTCGAAGGCACGCCGTCCGACCAGGCCATCGTATGGGACGCCTCGCGCTCCACGACGCTGGGCACCGGCACCGGCGCCACTCCGAATCCGATCGACCCCGCCGACCCGGCCGCGCTCACCGTGGCGACGGCCAACCTGACCGTTGAACCGACCGTCACCGCCTCGTCGAACCTGCTGCCCGCCGCGGTCAACCAGCGCGCCACCATCCGCTGGGTGCCGACGCCCGGCAAGGAACTAGTGATCCCCGCCACCAATTTGGCCGGCATCGCGTTTCGCGCCAAGTCGAGCGGCTATACCGGCTTCGCCAACGTCATGGCCATGTTCAACGAGTAGCCGCCATGCTTCGTCCGGACGGCGTATTCATCTGCACCGACGCTGAAGGTCGCGAGACCCATACTGACTCCTATCAGTGCGGGCATTGCGGGATGCACAACGTCGTCCGGACCAAGACGCGCGACACCGACATCGGCGGCTGGTGCCGGGTCTGCACTAGCAACGTCTGCCCGCGCTGCCTGGTCTCGGGCCGCTGTGACCCGTTCGAGAAAGCCATAGAGCGCGTCGAGGCGCGGGGCAGGGCGCTCCGTTCCTACGGCTTGGCTGGGTAGCTTAGATGTTCGGCGGTCATTCCTTCGGCGGCGGCGCGTTCGGCGATCTCGGCAACGAAGCCGCGACCGTCACACCGATTTTTGCCGGCACCTGGCATCCGCAATATCCGCAGCCGTCGCGGAGCCGCGTCAAGGCGGCGGCGGCCGTCGCGGCGATCGCCTTTGCGTCGTTCTTCACCGATCCCGGGTCGCTGGTCCGCCCCGAGCAATCGACGCCGGACCGCTGGTTCAAGGAGCTTCAACAGCCGGTCCGCTTCCGGCCCACGCTGTGCACGTCCGCGCAACAGTTCTCAGCTTTCGTTGAGGCTGCGCCGTTCGATGAGGCGGTCACCGCTGAGCGCTGGGCGCCGGCGCTGTCGGAGCCGGCGCGCTTCCGTCGCGCCATCAAGCCCGGCCAGCAGCAATTCGCAGCCTTCATTCAGGCCGCGCCGTTCAATGAGCGGATCGATGCGGACCGCTGGGTGCCGCCGCTCTCCGAGCCGGTCCTTTTCCGGCCGGCATTGCGCGTCACGTCGCAGCAGTTTGCGGCCTACACGCCATTCGAGGCGTTTTGGACGGCGCCGCTGGCCGAGCCCGTGCGATTCCGCCCGGCGATCCGAACGGCGGCGCAGCAATTTGCCGCCTTCACCGGTTTTGCGCCGTTCGGCGAGACCTCGCATGCCGACGCGTGGATGCCGCAACTGTCGGAGCCGTTGCGCTTCAGGCAGACGTTGCCGGGATACAAGCAGCAGTTCGCGGCGTTCGTTCAATTCGACCCGTTTGCCGAGGCCTCGCACACCGAAGCATGGTCGCCGCGCTTGGCGGAGCCGGTACGCTTCCGACGCGCGCTTCGGGCGGTCGATCAGCAGTTCGCGGCTTATACCCGCTTCGAGCCGTTTTGGACGGCCCAGTTCAACGATCCGCAGCGCTTCCGCCGCGGGCTGCGGGCAGGGCAGCAGCAGTGGGCGGCTTTCGTTCAAGCCGGCCCATTCGAGGAAGCCGTACCGGCTGACCGCTGGAGCCAGCAACTTTCGCAACCGCGTATCTACCGGCGCGGGCTGGGCACCGCCGATCAGGAGTTTCACTACCTCACCGACCGCGACATCGCGCTCACCTCCGAGACGATCTCGGTCACGTTCGGATTTTCCGTCACAATGGTCCCGACCTCCGCCTTTGAGCAGATGCTGTCCGACACCAAGGCCCGCTTTGCCTATTCGGCCGTGATCTCGCCGTGGGTGCTGTCGGATAGGGGAGCCTGATGTTCGGCGGACATCCCTTTGGCGGTCGCGCGTTCTCTGATGAGCGCCGCGGCAGCAGCACGATCAATATCTTCTTCGGCTTCGACGTCCGCATGGATCTCGAATACCGCATCTATGTTGCGACGGAAGAATTCATCACCGACGCCTCAGACACGCCGCCGTCGCAACCTTATTCCAGCGTGCTCGATGAACCCTTGGACTTCTCCTGGTCGATGCCGTCGGCAGCTGGCTTCGGCGGCTTCATCACCGGGCGCGGCACCACGGTGATCAACAACATGGATGCGCGGTACGACGTGCTGACCCAGCGCTACACCACGGACGGCCAGCCCGTCGAAATCCGGCTAGGCAAGGTGGGAACGCCGCAATCGTCATGGCCGATCGTGTTCCGCGGCCTGTCGTCAGGCGAGTTCATCGACGACGCCAGCTTCGAGATATCGACGGAAGATAACGGCTACAAGTTCGACGTCCCGGTGCAGGCCAGTGTCTATTCCGGCGCCGGCGGGCTTGACGGCAATGCGGACCTTGCCGGCAAGCCGCGGCCGCTGTGCTTCGGCTGGTGCGCCAACGTCTCGCCCGCCATGGTCATTCCCGGGGAGTTGCTGTTCCAGGTACACGATGGACGTGTACAGGCCATCCCGGCGGCCTATGACCGCGGCGCCGATCTCGCTTTTGATCAGGATTATCCCAGCCTAGCTGCGTTGCGGGCTGCAACGGTGGCGGCCAGCCGCTATGCTACCTGCCTAGCGGAAGGCTACTTCCGGGTCGCGTTCCTTGACGTGCAGAACGGCGCGGTCACTGCCGACGTTCAGGGCGACGTGACGGCCAGCGTGTTCGCGCAGACGACGGTCGAGATTGTCCGCGCGTTGATTAAGCGCTCGACCGCGTTGAAATATCCCGATGATGTTTACTTGCCGTCGCTCACCGTGCTTGACCTGAAGCAGCCAGCGCCGGTCGGGATTTACGTCAGCCACAACGAGACCTCGACCGTCGCGGATGTAATCGGCCGGCTGATGGTAGGTATCGGCGGATATGCCGGCTTCCGCCGAGAGGGCAAGTTTTACGTCGGTCGCGTCGAGGCGCCATTGGGTCCTCCGACCAAACGGTTCGACGAGCACAATTTCGACCAAAACCCGCAGAAACAGAAGCTGCCCGACAGCATCTGGCCGCCGCCAGCGAAGTGGCTGGTGGGCTACGGCAAGAATTTCAAAGTGCAGACCGATTTGGCCGGCGTCGTCACCGACGCGCGCCGCTCGTGGCTAGCGGCTGAGTATCGCTATTCCAGCGCCGAAGCGCCGGCGATCAAGGTCGATCACCCATTCGGCAAAGATCCCGAACCAGTCTCGGCGTATTTCCGCGACAAGGCGGACGCTGATGCCGAGGCGGCGCGCCGTCTGGCACTCTATCGCACCTCGCGCGGCCTCTACAGCTTCGGCGTTTCCGACCGCGACGCCGCGCTGCTGAACGTCGGCGAACAGAACTTCATCCGCCATACGCGCGGCGACCTCATCGGGGGGCGGTACATGATCATCACGTCGATCCAGCACAAAGCGGGCGACAACTCCGCCACGATCCAGGCTTTTGGCTGATGGCCAACGCACGCATTGGCTACATCAACAAGGCGGACTTGGCTGTTCTCTCTGTCTCGTCGCAGAATATGCTGGCGCCGATCGCGCGGCTACAGGATCCGCACATCGGGGTGCAGTGGCAAGGCACCATCAATGCGGAATGGTTCGTCGCCGATTTGGGCTCCGTGCAGCCGATCGATGCCGTGCGCTTGATGGGCCTCAAGGCTACCACGGCGCGCATCCGTTACTCGACTTTGGACCCGGCGGCCGGCGACGTCTTCGACACCGGCGTGCTGACGATTGACCAGGCCTACCGGACGCTCACCGAGCTGCGCTTGGTGATGGCGCGTTATGTCCGCGTTGACCTCGCGGGCGATGGCATCTGCGAATGCGGCCGGCTGTTCATCGGCGAGCTGCACGAATTCAGCGTCAACTTCGCCTGGGGTTGGACACGCAAGTGGGTCGATCCCAGCGATCGCAAGAAGACCGAAGGCGGGCAGACGCGCATCAACCGCCGTGACAAATACCGCGTGTTCGCCGTGAACTTCGAATTCCTCTCGGATGCCGATGCCAATGGCTTCACCGACGACATCGATCGCATCAACGGTCTGACCGACGACGTGCTGTTTGTCGCGGTGCCAGACAGCGCCAGGATCGAGCAGGACACGATCTGGGGCCTGATGACCGACCTTTCGCCCGCATCGCAGCAGTTTCTCGACCGCTGGACCAAATCGCTCTCAATCGAACAGAGGCTCTGATGGCTCTCAAATATGCAGACCGCGTAGCGGAATCCACGGTCGCCGTAGGTACTGGTGACGTCTTCCTTGCTGGTCCGATCGATGCCGACCATGACTCTTTTGCCAACCAGTTCGCCGACGCCGAGACGATGCCGGTCGTCGTGTTCGGCGGCGGCAAATGGATGACGTTCGAGGGCCGCTATAACAGCGGTGCCAACAGCATAACTCGCATCAATTTCCGCGATAGCTCGACCGGAGCGCCGCTCGCATTGTCCGGCACGATGACGGTGATGTGCGCGTGGGGTGCGGCGGATGCATTGGCATTGGCGAAGTTTGATCAGCACGGTGCGGACGTCGCATCTGTCTCAACGGTCAACTTGGAAGCCACCACCGGCGATTTGGTCGATATTACGGGCACGACTGCGATCACCGCTATCACCTTGTCGGATGGTCACGAGCGCACCGTGCGCTTCACTGGCGCGCTGACGTTGACCAATGGAGCGTCGCTAGTCCTCCCGGGTGGGGCCAACATAGTCACGGCGGTCGGCGACTTTGCAGTGTTCCGCGGCTACGGATCGGGCGTGGTTCGTTGTATCGGCTACACCCGCGCCGATGCCGCTATCCTGACGTCGAATGGGTCGGCTGCCGCACCATCGCATTCGTTCGCCTCGGATCCTGACTCAGGCTTGTACCGCGTTGGCGCCAACAACGTCGGGATCGCAGTGAATGGCGCCAAGGCGGTGGATGTAAAAACCTCTGGCGTGGACGTCACTGGGCGCCTCACGTCGAGCGATGGCTTCGACACAAGCTATGTCAAAAGCAATTCTATTCGCGTAACGGCCGATCCGAGTGGCGCTAAATTTTCATCGCAGGGGGACTTCGCGATTATGCAGACCGCGGATGGTGTCAGTAATGGTCTGGCAATCTTCAACGGAACAAATACGCACGTCGTTGGGCTATTGATGGGATCTGACACCAACATCTATTTGGCTTACGACACCACCACGATCGGTAGGTTTAACTCGGCCGGCGGCGCTTATACGGCACTATCGGATCGCAACAAAAAGAAATCGATTGCTTATTATGAGGGGGATGCCTGGGACGTCCTCAGGCGAGGCGTGCCCGTCACATATCTATTGAAGTCGCAAGAGTTGGGCGCTCGCCGCAATATCGGCTTTATTGCACAGGATATGCGCGAACTCGTTCCCGAAGCGGTTACCGAGATGAATCTTGACGGTGACGAGTCGGTTCTCGGCATCGAATATACGGCGTTGATCCCGGTCCTTTGGAAGGCATTGCAGCAGGCACAGAAGCGTATAGAGGCATTGGAGGCGGCGGCGGATTGATCTTGATCCGGCTACCTCCTGAAAATGCAGATGTACATTCCAGAGTGGTCCTCGGCTGCAACATCCTTGAAATAAAACGCCGCGTAGCGTTTGTATTTCGCGAAAAACCGATCAAAGAAGATGGCTGGCAGGCCCAGCTCTCTGGCGTACTCTTGGCAGCCGAGATGCCCGTTCATGTCAATGTAGTTAGGAACGATATCGACACCCGTAAATCCTGCCGCGACGGCGTCAATAGCAAGCCGTTCTCGACTAAATAGGTGCTTGTCCTCCAGCTTGTTGATGCGCTCGGCGTCTTCGGAAAAGGCAATCCGCTGACGAACGTCGGAAACCCATGCGGCAATCGTCCTAACATCGGCAGGTGTTGCTTCACCTTCTGTGATGAGTTCACATATGACGTCGGCCATCGATCGCGACATTGCGCCATGGTATGGCACTGCAGGTTCGATGAACAATACCGAGCCTCCGGGCTTGGTGGCTGACGCCAGATCGGAAAGCATCCGCGAATAGTTTTCGACGTGATGTAGAACAGAATTGGCGATGCAAAGATCGAAGCTGCTGTCGGCGAATAGTCTGGTGGTGCCGGCGTAGGTTGCGTAAGTTATTTTGCCGCATTCGGCAGGCAGGTATTTAACCATTCTGTTCCGGTTGAGCAGGAGCATCTTTTGGGAGACGTCAGTAACGACTGCGCTGCGAAACGCGCTGCCCGAGAGCATGCCGAGCGAAAGCATGCCCGTACCGGCGCCGACTTCAAGCACGTCGCCGAGGTCGTCGCGAATAGCTCCATTCGAGGACATCTTGAGATGGCGGAATAATTCGCTTGAGGCGCCGACGCTGACCTGCTTTTGCGCGTCGTATGTCGTGACGTCTAACTGTGTGTCTAGTTCACCTTCGACAAAGTCGATCACGCCATCCAAAACGGGGTAGGTGTGCTGCGGAGAGTTTCTGCAGACGAAGCCAGCGCCGGCCGGCATCATCGGTGAATGCCCCGAGCACCTCGGGCAGTTGAATATGCTTGTAAAGCTGGGGGTGCATTCGTTCATGTCGTCCATCCAGCACGTCGGCTGTAAGCCGATCTACGTTCATTACCGGCAACCTACCCCGCGCAACCTCACCATGTCTACACAGACCATTTGCGCTTTTGATGAGACACCGCGGATGCCCGTGGTGGTCTAAGAGTCTGACTCATAATGAATTCGTTTGATTTCAGGCTTTTGCAAGCCGTCTTATAAGGACGCGAATGTGAGCGACGAACGCCCAGGCAACGGCGCTGGCGATTGTGGTCTCGAAGTCCTTTGCCAATCTGCGGCAGCGACCGAGCCATCCGAACGTTCGTTCGACGACCCATCGGCGCGGTAGGATTTCGAAGCCCTGCTCCCTGTCGGATCGTTTTATGATTTCTATCGTCCAATTGCCGATGCGCTTCAAAGCTTGACGCAGCTTATCTCCGGCATAGCCACCATCGGCAAAAATATGGCGCAGCCACGGATAGCGATAACGTATCGAAGCAAGAACGCACGGGGCACCATCACGGTCCTGAATGCTGGCTTCGTGCACGACCAGCCCGACCAAGTTTCCTTGCGTGTCGGTGACGATGTGGCGCTTGCGGCCCTTGATTTTCTTACCTGCATCATAGCCCCGGGGGCCGCCGCTTTCCGTGGTTTTCACCGACTGGCTGTCAATCACTCCGGCCGTTGGGCTCGCCTCTCGGCCAGCCGCCTCGCGCGAGGCCATCACGAGCGTGTAGTTCAGCGACGCAAACAGTCCGCCGCGCGACCACGCGTAGAAATAGCCCTGCACCGTCGAGTAGGGCGGGAAATCCTTGGGCAACTGCCGCCATTGGCAGCCGGTCGACGCAATATACAGGATCGCATCCATCACCGTTCGCATATCTGTCGCACGCGGGCGACCGAGCGCCGAAGCAGGCGGCAGAAGCGGCTCCATCACAAACCACTCGGCATCCGTCGTATCGCTTTCATATCGCAAGCTCGCCCGCCTATAGTGTCGGCGGGTGATTTCAGTCCAGACCATCGTGCTCTCCCTCGAATCTTCGCAAATCCGAAGGAATCACAACTGGCTGAAATCACTCAGCTTCTTTTTCAGTCAGCCTCTAAGGGCCATAGTCGATCGGATCGAGTTCGACGACTACATAGCCGACGACCAGTCCGACGACGATCGAGATAGCGAGAATGATCAGGGCATTCCTCATCGGCGGATAATGCCGCGGCGATGCAGAAATGGCTAACTGAATGCCGTAAGAGCCATCAGAACCCCTGACACCGTGGCGCCGACGCCGGCCGCCAGCCCTAGCCCAATCAGCAGTCTTTCGAGAATGCACATCGGCCGTTCCCCTGGATCGGGCCGAGCCTACCCCTGCAGATTCGCGCACCGCAAGAGTCGGATCGCGCAATTTAAGACCACCCACCCAGGAGAATGACATGTCGATCGCCGCACTCGTTGCGTCGGTTCCCTTGCGCGTGGGCGCAACCGGGCCGGCCGTGACCGCCGTACAGCTCGCCCTTCGCAATGCGGGATACGATCTGGAGCCCGATGGCGGCTTCGGCACTATCACCCAAACAGCGCTGAAGGCCTTCGAGGCCAGCCACGGCCTGGCGCCGGATGGCGTGGTCGACAAGCCGACCGCGGCGGAGTTGGACAAGGTGGCGCCGCCGCCGTCGGTCCTGAAGGTAGCGCCTTGGCTGTCGACCATGCGGGCCCTGACCGGCACCAAGGAGGCCCCGTCCTCCAAGGATAACCCCTTCATCATCGAGATGGCCCACGAGATCGTCCGCCGGTATCCAGACCTCAAAGGCAATGTCGGCTGGTACAACCAAGACAGCATCCCGTGGTGCGGCCTTCAAATGGGCTACGTCATGGCCGTGAACGGCATCAAGCCGTGCTCTGCGCCGCTCTCAGCGCTCGCCTGGGCGTCTTGGGGCCAGAAGCTCAAGGTGCTCACCCCGGGCGCCGTACTAGTCTACAGCCGCACCGGCGGCGGCCACGTCACGCTCTACGAGAGCGAGGACAGCAACTTCTATTACTGCCGCGGCGGCAACCAGGCCGACAGCGTCAACATCACGAAGATCCCGAAGTCCCGCGCCATCAAGGCGATCCGCTGGCCGGCCGGCATGCCGCTGCCGACCGCCGGCCGCAAGATCGGTGCGACGGGCAACGCCGTCAAGGCTGGCTCCGAAGCCTGAGAAATCCGCCGCGCGACGGCATCGCGCACAACCTCAAAGCAATTGGAGACTAAAATGAAGTGGGATTCCATCTGGCAGATCCTCCGTTATATCCTGATCGCTGGCGGCGGCTTTCTGACCGGCAAGGGCTACATCACCGCAGAGCAGGTCACCACCATCGTAGGCGCCATCGGCTCGGTCGGGGCGATCCTTTGGGGCCTGTTCGTGAAGGCTGGAACGACGGCGGTGCCTGATGCGGTTGCCGCCCGTGCGGACGTGCCGACCGTCTCGGCTGCGACCGGCGCCGTCACCCAGTGACCTGGCTCGCCTTCATCGCCGCTCTGGCGAAGGCGCTTCCTGTCGTTCTCGACCTCGTGTCGCGGTTCAAGGCGTCTGCTGACGCCGCCGCGGCGCGAGGGCAGGGATATGACGAGGCTGTCGCCGATGGCCTGAAACTGATGACCCAGCAGCTCGCCGAGATCGATGTCTCTGTCGAAGAGGCCCGGCAGAAGCAGGCAGCAACGCCGGGCGATGCCGGCCGCGATACCCAATTCCGGAGAGACTGATGCGCTGGATGATCCCGATCGCCATAGCCGCGCTGCTCGCCAGCCCGGCCATGGCCGCAACCACGATATGCCGGCCGACCTATGCGGGCTTCCTCGAGTTCGTCTGCGAGGTCAAGGAAGCACCGGTGAACGTCGCCCCGTTCTGCGACGTGATGAACCGGCAGGGCGGGCCGGTGCGTTGGTCTCGCAACGACACTGAAGATACGAAGAACCGGGCAGACCTGATCAACGCCGCCGGCAAGCGGGCGTGTGGCTGGGGAAAGAAGTGAAAGCAGGGCCACAAATGCCAGACCGCTCTAAACCTGATCCGATGACTGAAGTTCAAGCGGCATTTTGGGGCGGCCTGACAGATCAACGAGTCGCAAACATGTGGTCTGTTGCAGACGACTGGGCCGACCTTTCACCGGAGGCTAAGGCATGGCTTCGCAGGGCAGACAAGGAAAAAATAGAACAGCTCAATTCGACGATCGAATTTATGAGTGCATCAAAAATCATTTGGAAGTTTCTTTGGGTCGGAACCGGGATGGCAGCCGCCGCCTTCGTAGGGTTCACTACCTTCTGGAAAGCTTTCGGCGATTTTTTCACGGTCAAAATAAAATGATACTGCGTAGCATCCTCGGTGCGTGGTTTCTGGGCTGTCTCGCCTTCGGGTCTTGGATCGCGTGGATGACGCTCGATAACAAGCCTCCGTATGCATGGGAGGGAGGCCCAGAGATCGGCTCCAGCTTCATGTCCCCAGACCCAGCGCCACAAGGCGGGATGGTCACCGCAAACTGGAGGTTGCTGGAAGTCAACCGACTTTGCCCTGCCACGTTGCAGCGCATATTCATCGACCATGCAACGGGTGCCACCATAACCACCTTGGACACGACGGAAGCTTCTCGCTCAGTCAACTTGCACGATCAACGGCTGCCAAGGTCGTTCCAATTGCCGTCAAATCTGCCGCCGGTCACCGATTATCAGACGTTGGTCTGCTTTGAGTGCAACGCCTATCAGCGGCTAGTTTCGCCGCTCTGCATCATGACGCCGAAGATCACGTTCCGCGTTCAATAACCCAAGGAACCCTAATGCTTAAATCTATCGCCCTCGCGGGCGCGCTTTGCTGCGTCTGTATTTCGGCCAAGGCTGAAACCTGCATCGCCAGCCAGTACGGGGTAGGGGACGGCTACCACGACCGCCGGACGGCCTCTGGCGAACGGTTCAACACATGGGCGCTGACGGCGGCGCATCGCACCAGGCGCTTCGGCAGCCACGTGATCGTCACGAATAAGGCCAATGGCCGGTCGGTCGCGGTCCGCATTAGCGACCGCGGCCCCTTCGTGCTTGGCCGGTGCATCGACTTGTCGCGCGCTGCTGCAAACGCGATCGGCATGGGCGGCACGGCGCGGGTGAGGGTCGATTGACTTGGTGGTGGTGCTTGGTGCTGGCGGCCTTTGAGGTCGTCGGCATCTTGGCGCTGCTCAGATGGGCCGAATGGTTTGATGCTCAGTCACGTCTGGCACGCATTATGCCTTCCAACTAAAGCCCATATGGGCGTTTCCTCCCAGACTTTGCCGCGTCATCCTCGGGGTGGCGCGGCTTTTTTCGTTTTGCGGACCTGCTATGCTCCTGCCATGTGGAAGTGGACCATCAAGTTCGACAAGGCGTTTGAGATCCCGACCTACCGGGTGAAGGCTAATGGCCTGATTGTCGGGACGATCCGGAAACTCGGGACCGAATGGTCCTGGGAGGTCGCTTTTCCGGGACAGACGATGCCGGACGAATGCCGCGGGACGCGGCCGACCCGGGATGAATGTCAGGAAGCGATCAGAGAAACCGTCCAGGCTTTGACCAAGGGAATGTCCCGGGATGAGGCGATAGGGATGATCGTGAGCGGCATATACCTGACGTGAGCGAGGGCTGGCCGTGCGTCTTTGCCCAAGAGCGCGCAGCTGTCATTTTCCGTCCAGAAAACGAAGCTTTCCAAAAAGATCGAGAACTCCGTCCATATAGTTACGAAGGGGGTTGTCGGCGCAGAAGTTTCGAAGCGTGCGCTTCTGATCGTCAATTTTCCCTGCTAACTCGCGTGCTGGCTGCTTTGCGGCCAAAAGGGTCATATTGATCCCTGACATATACCCTTGCGCCCAAGCAAAGAAATCGTCGTCTGTTCTGGCTGGCTCGAGGCGATATAGCTTTGCGTACTCAGCGCAGCTAGTCGCACCGTACCCTTGGATAGGATACGCCTCTGCTAAACCAATACATCCCAAGATTAAAAAGACGCATACCGCGCACCTCGTCGCCATCTGATTCGCCCCAAATACAATTCGCCGTCGTTAACCACGCTTTAGCCATAGGGTGGCGCAATTTTAAGTTGAGCGCTAGCGTTTCTCGTCTGGGAGAACGCTATGCAACACGATTTTCTACCCGTTGTCATTCGGTATGACGGGATGGATGCAGATGGACATGTGATTGATCTCGGTCTGCTTGGCCAGTCGATTCAGGGCGCTTCCAAACTTCTCGGCAGCGCTGGTTCAATTGTAGTGACCGGGCAGTTTGCTAAGAAATCGAAATCGAAATCGATGTCGGTTCGGGTCTTGGCCGGACAGCCGGCAGCCCATTGCTGGGAAATTCCGGCAATTATTACAACGGTGGTGGTCCCCGCCATTGCTCCAATGTTCCCCATCATCAAGGAAGCTGCCACTAACGCAGCCACGACGGCGGTTACAGCAATCGTAAATTATGCGATATCAACAGTTGCTGGGCGTAAAAAGGAGGCCGACATGTCTCGCGACATTGCGATCAAATCGCTCGAGGAAATGGGCCATACGTCTCGGACTGCTATCGAAGCTATGGAGAGACTTGCGACTTCTCAGAGGCCGGCCATCAGGATGTTTGTTGCGCCCGTGGGACAGAGCTGCAGCAACGTTCGTATTGGAGATCCTGCCTTTGGTTCAGTCTCGATCGACGCTGCAATGAGACAAGCTATCGACGCGCCCGAAGAAATCGAAATATCCGAAACCGCAGATTTTGAAATACTAATCTCTGAATTCGACCTGCTGAACCGGTCTTGCAAATTCTCGATGCGAGAGCGCCAGGATCGCATCCCCGGTGAGATTACAGACCCGGCCGCTCAAACACCCCAAAATCCGTATTCGGCAGCATTGGACAATCAACGGTGGTTGTGGGTTCGCGGGAAGGCGCAACTTAAAACAGGGGAGCTTGAAAAACTGTACATCTCAGATTTGGCGCCCCGTTCCATAGCGGCCCCATCAGGCGCTGAGTGATCGCCATCTTTTTCGGGCCTGCCACAAGCTTGGAACAAATATGACGCTAGACGAACAGACGGCTATGCGGGTTCGAGCGGCCGAGCGCGCGCACGATGTTGAAGTGGCATTTTCCTCTGGCGCAAATCAGGCCGCTGTGAAAAATGCAGAGGAAGCGCTCAAGAGCGCTTTCAACACGAATCTGGCCTAGCACGCAGCTCACCAACTACATCATCTGGATATCGATCAGAGAATGAAAACTTGTCCTTATTGCTCTAGAACCAATGTTAAATTCTCAAGAGAGCACATCATTTCGTCGACAGTCCTCAGGGAAGTCTTCGGCAATCCCGTAAAAAATCGCGTCTCAGGCGAACTATTCGGCAAAACGTCTGTTTTAGACAACGAGCCGACGTCAAAGCACGTCTGCAAAGACTGCAATAGTAAACTGTCACCTTGCGACACCGCGGGACGAGATCTTGTTCTGCAAATCATGTCGAGAGCGAGTGTTGCTAACACATCCGTGGACTTTCCAACACTTCGACTGAATTGGCTTATAAAAACACACCTGAACTTCCTAATCGTAACCAGGCCGCAGACGAAATCGAATTACGTGAACTTGCAAGGATTGTTCGACAGTTTGATTGATTTGAAGCCCGTGCCACGCCACCTCTATGCCCTGTGCCTAGAAGCGCTAGACACTGATGCTAGTTATTTTGATGGAACTCGAAAAGAGGGGGTTGGATACTTTCATTACAGAAGCGTAGACTTTCTGAGTCAACAAACTATCGTATCAACCCTCCGCATCAAATCTTTGACGACATATCTCGTCCTACCATTGAGTGCCAACTATTGGGGATTTCCCGCGCGTGTGGACGATACTCTTGATGAGATGCGCAGAGTCTTCGACATTAACGTGCAGCAAGTGACTGCCGAATGCCTAGAGAAATCTACGTCGGTCCTCGTATCTCAAATATTTTCTCGAGAAAAGACCGACGCGATTTTACGAGCTGAGGCCGCTGCTGCTGCCTCGTAGATCTGCTAAAGCTCTAGATCTTATGGAAGTTGACAGCGCTCCGCTTTTCGCTCAAGAGCGGTGACACTTGTGCTCATCAGGCATCGGGCAGGCTATCCGAAGATTTCATTCTTTGCCGTGAATAGACAATATGAGAGAAGTGGTCGCGGTGATCGTTGAAACGACGAGCTAGTGCCCAAACGTCATCCGGGATAGGTGTGTTCCAAACAACTTCTGCTCCCTTTTTTAAAGGGAGACCTCGAGTAGCCGGTGCACCGCCTTCGTCAATCTGTGGAAACCATTCGTCATGAATGTATCTGTTGCGCAGATCTCGGTCGCACCAAAACTGCTCGATACGCAACGGAAGTTCGGTCCGGTCGAAGCACTCTAAATCAACACGGTTGATCAATTGAAGCACTTCTTCCTTTGACTTTATCATGCGCTGGGCGACACTTTCGTCAACGTTGGTCAGATCAATAATCATTTCGACTAGTGCAGCTTCCGCCTGAGCGAAAATTATGACGAGATTGTCCAGCGGGCGCACCATCTCGATATAGAAGTCGTCGACCACGTCCAATTGCTCTGGCACTTTATATCCTCGATTTCTGCTCAAGAGTGCGAAAGTGCGTGCACTTAGAACGGAGAAATCTCAGCCACAGTTCTCGGGACATCGAATACTGTGATTGTCGTGGTGCCGCGAACATATTTTCAAGTCTGAGACGTTTGGTCAAAGCTGTCGCCGAGCGAATACGTCGGCGTCACACCAGGATCCAAATTAAGAGCATGCGCGCTCTGAAGATAGCTCTCTATGTCGGGGTAATGTCCAGGTGCCGAATGACTCAGATGAACGATGTGACCCGAGGTATCCTCAACCGCTTCATAAGATAAAGTTTTTGGCGAGGTTCTGCGGACGCGAAATACAAAATCGACCATTTATCACTCCTGCGTTGTCTAGCATTGCAACAACGCTCGCCGATTCCTGATCGTTATGCAACGGAATTGACCATGAGGTACTGCTTAGTAATAGCGCTCTGCTCAAGGGTGCGGGACGGCCACCGTGCTCCTTAAATTATCGGTCAAGTGGACAGAGAGTGTCCCCCTATTTCTGCCCACCCTCTGCCTTCGAGCGCTATCGAGCGCCCCGCATCTTGCGGTATAGCTTGCTAATAACAATCAGGGTGGGCTTCAACATGTCGGATAATCCATACGAGAAAGCGATCGAAGAAACCGCTAAAGCGACCGGAAAGGCTCTGGAATTAGCTAAGAGCGCGGCACCGGCCATCGGTGACATCTATGGACTTGTTGCCGGCGACTGGATCGAGGCGAAGCGGAAGGAGCATCGCGATGCGCTGGCCCGTAAGACAAAGAAAATCTTAAAGGACCGGAACGTTGAGCCTCAGAGTATCCCGGAGCAGATATCTATTCCACTATTGAGCGCGGCTCAGGGAGAGTCTCGCGACGAAATCCAGGACCTTTGGGCGCAATTGTTTGCAAACGCGATGGATCCCTTACGTGCGGAAAACGTGAGGCCAGAATTCATTGAAACTGTAAAACAACTCCAACCCATCGATGTGCGCATCCTTATACGGATCAAAAGTGTGGGTACGAGCAAGCAGCTGCTGATAAGTGAAATAGCGAAGGACGAACATTTGCGAAGCTCGGCAGCGGGCATAAGCGTCGCCAACCTTGAAAAGTTAGGATGCGTGCTACGCACCGGAGGCGGTCAATACTTGGGTTTGTCCGAGTATGGTCATGAATTGCTTTTTGCTGTTGAAAAATAGTGCCAATCTACTCACCGATCAACGGCGCGCTCTTGCGGAGCGACCGAGTGGGTGGGGTTCGCCGTCTTTTCGTTGGCATCGACCGGTATGCCGTCGCCTCGACGGACGCGCCCTGTGCCTGCGCAGGATTTGCACGTCGCGCCGCTTGGGTATATCCGGGTGCCGTCGCAGTCGATGCAGATATCATGGAGGGATACGACATTCATGATCGCTCCCTCCGCTTGCGCAGCTTTTTCGCAGGCTGAGCGGTTGGTTCTTGCGGCGTCCAGTTGATGTCCGACGACAGTAGTTCGCGACCGCAGCCGCTGCTCTGCCCAGCTTCAAAAGCGACGGCAGCAGCTTCCCATCGACCCACGAAACGGCCTTCAGAGGTGAGGAAGCCTTCCTCGTCGCTGCGGTTCTTGTTCCACGGTTCAGCGTCGCCAAGAGCCGCGCGCAAATCCCAGTGTGACTTGAAACCGCGAGAATGGATCTCACCGTCGCGCCTGACCGCGACTGATACTAGTCGTTCCGTCATTTGCCGCCCCCATCGATAGCGGCCTGGCGTTCATGGCGCGGGACCGTGGATGCCTCAAGAGCGCGGATGGCTGTTGCTGCATGTGCCATGTGAAAAATTATGGCACCAATCTCGTCTTGTAATCGCGCATTTGTTTGTTGCGCCCAAGCTACTTCTAAAGAGGCCACCCTTGAATCGATCACTTTTGCCGCCCGCTCAAGGTCGCTTACGCCGCCCTTATCAGCAAAAGCTGAGGCTGCTTTGCACCCGGCCGGAGGGACTAAGTCAGCCTCCCGCCATTCGCGCTCTGCTTGCTCGGCACTAGTTTCGAGGTCGGCGTACTCCAGCCAACAATCGGACTTTCGTGCGGCCAGTTTGCTCCCCTCACAATCTACGTTGATACAACGGACCATCATGGGAGGTCCAACACGCATGCCGGGCTGTCTCTTGCACAAAGGGCATGCAGCGACCTTCATCTCATCGATGCTCAAGATGTTTCTCCCCCATCGCCCCTGGCGAATATCTCTACCGAATTACATAGATAGACGTGGGCCACCCAATCTACCGATGTGGCTTGCATGGTGAGCTTTGCGTATAAGACGGCCTGTTCTTTAGTATCGAACGACTCTGGCTCATCAAGCCAAGTGCCATCTTGGGCCTCAAGCGCGACGATATACATTATGTCGTACCCCCGCCGTTGTGAGGGGCGACCGCAAGTGTAGTCTGGCGTATGGTGGACTTATTCCACGCGCGCTGTGCTTCGATCCACAATGACCTGGTCTCGGTCTGATATGCACATCGTTCGCACCGCAGAGCGTGCCCATCGAAATGCTTGCGCACCGTTTTGATCTGCATTGGCGGCGCCGAGTAATTGCAGACGGGGCAGTTATTGTATTGGTCGCTGCTCATCATACACCACCCTTAGCGGCGCCACGCTCCGTCGATGGGAGCGCCAGGGCGCGCGTGGCCTCATACTTGCGGTGTTTCGTTCTCTCAAGATTAGCGCGCACCCTTCGATGCGCGCCGCTTAGTTGAAGTGGCTTCGGATATTGATTCAGCGACGCGATGCCATCTGGCGTCTCTGCTTTCCCCGTCAGGCGCAGCGCTGTGGCGAGCCGCTACGCGGCCGAGCTGCACTTCGGACGATGCGGCCATGGCGTCGCCGCGGTTATATTTTTGAGTCATACCGATATCGCTGTGAGTGGCGGACTTCTGGATCCGTTCCCCCTTCACGCCGGCCGCGAATGCCTCGCTGATCGCGCCGCTGCGCGAATCCATGTTGCGGACGTTCTCGGGTATGCCGGCATAGTTCGCTACGATCCGCCACTTGCGCCGGAATTCCGGTGTCGCATATGGCATGCAGGTCGACTCGCACATGATCACCGGCTCGTCGTCTGGCATCTCGTCGAGGAATTCCAGTTCCTCCATCACCATCGGCGCAAGCTTCAGGTCGACGATGATCGGCTTCTGCCGCTTGCTGGTGGTGTGCGTCAAAATCAGGTCGTCGCTAATCTCCGACCACCTGATGCCGCGAAGCCACTTCTGGCCGTGCCACACGACATCGGAGACGCCGGTCTCGCTTTTTGGTACCCACTCGCCGATGACGTCTTTCTGACGAAGCATCAGCTCGAATTGGAATGCCTGGGCAAGCGCGATAGAGTGCCAGCCGACGATGTGTGCCCACATGCGCACCGCCTCGACTTGCTCGGCAGTTAGGCGATCGACGCGTGCCGGCGCTGTTTCGAAGCGCATCTTGTTCAGCACCAGACAAAGCCGCTCGCATTCACGATCTGCCAGCAGCGTGAATCCAAAACCGAACAGGGTTCTTATTTGCGAGGTGAAGGCATGGCCCATAGCCACCTTGCCATCGGCGGCCCACTCCGCATGCCAGGCGACCAGCGTGCGACCGGTGATCTCCGGGAGAGGCGTCGCCCCATGGCGGGCGATGATGCGGCGAAGCAAACCTTCATGGTTGCGGCGGACATGGAACCGAAGCTTGTGGAATGTTGAAAGCGGGTCGGTCTGATACTGCCTGGCGATGTCGCCGAGCGTCGGGCCGCGAAAAGTGGGCGCGGCCGACGTATCGATCGCGCGGCTCGGCTTGTCTGCTGGCGGTGTCCAGACGACGACGTCGCGGCATGTCGAATTGATCTTTTCCAT